TGGAAGTAGATTAAAAATTCCATCTTCGGTCATCATTTTCATCGCATTTTTATATGACCTACCTTCTTGATCTAAATTTTCGTTAATTAATAAGTTTATATATTCTTTAGATTCTTCAGTTAAGAAGGGTTCATCCAAACTCACGACTTTATTATTGAGTTCAAAAAACTCCTCTCCATAAACACCATACTTTGTCACACCTGTGATTAGGTTTGTGATTAGTTTGTTGTGTTTATCCTGTTCAAAAAGAATTTCACTTTTATCTCTAATTTCTTTAACTGTAACCGGTTTTTCTTTGATTTCGGGGAATAATGATAATAACCTTTTAATACCCATTCCTTTGATACCTGCAATGTTATCTGAAGAATCACCACATACCATTTTGACTATTTTAATATTTTCAATCAAAACTTCTTCTCGGTCATATATAAACATATCGTTTTGTTTATATAATTTTCCATGTGATGGGTTGTAGATTTTTACGTTTTTTGAAACGAGTTGTGTTAAATCTCCGTCCGAGGAATAAATAACAATATCTTGTTCATTTGAATTTTGTGTATAATATGCAATACAATCATCAGTTTCACAAAGGTCAAATTCCCCTTGCCTAACATATAGTTCTTCGAGATATTGTTTAATTCTGTCTCTTTGGTAGTTATATGACGCAATTTCTTCTTCAGACCTTAATCTTGAACGTCTGTTTTCTTTATAACGTGAATATATTTTTCTTCTACTTAAAGAACCATCACTACCATCCCAAAAGACAACTATTTTATCTAAATTGTAGATTTCAAACGCTCTCCTAAGAGTATTAAGGAAATGATAGATACCTCCAATGTGTGTGCCTTTATAGAAGTAATTTTTGACACCATAGAAACCAATTGTAAGTAAATTATCACCATCTACTAATAATACAGACATTAAAATTTATTATTCATTACTCATCCTCAGTTACAACTTCAATATCTTCCGCGTCTGTAACGTTAACGCCTAACATTTTACTAATATAATCTCCATGTTGAGATTTGTATTGTTCAATACTTTTCTTTTCTTCAACATCATCTCTTCCTTTCATGAAATCGTGTGCTGTAACTAAGATACGCCCGTCTTCATAACCCAAACCATTTACGTGGTTTTTCATAATAGAGATTTTTGTTCTTGTTGCGATTTTAACTTTTCTCTTATCTTTTGTGATTGAGATTTTAGTTGTACCAGCACCTTTTTGATTTCCAAATAAGAATACAAGTGTTGAGTTTAACCAAATTGCTTCTCCACCTTTGGCTTTAATTTTTGGTTGACCGAATGGATTATCAGGAAGTTCAACCCAAGGTTGGTTTACAATAACTAATGTGTTAGTATATTGTTTATCAACTCTACGAGAACCTGATATTCTTTGATTCAAACCCATTCCAATCTTATCAGCTAAGACAGATGCATTGTGTTGTTTACCACCTTTTCCTTCATAAGTCATCTTACATGGTACAGAACCAACAGAATCCCATAAGAAAAGAATATCGTGTGGAATTTCACCTTTTTCTTGTGCGTCCAATACTGTGTTAATGAACTCAGTGATTTGTTCAATATACTCGAAATCACTATTAAATAAATAAAAATCGTCTTCTTTATTAAACCCCATCAACAACGCATGGTCCCAATTCCATTTTTGTTCTGTAATAATAAAAACAGGTAGAATTCCTTTTTTCTGAGCATCTACTGCGGCTTTTACAAGTGCAGTTGTTTTTCCCGTATCACTATGACCTAAGAACATATTCAAATGTCCGATAGCAGGACCAGGTATACCTGTAGCATCTAAAAACGCATCCCCCAAATCAAAGAAACGGTCTGATTTATATTCAGCCTCCTTTGAAAACTTTTTCTTTATTGATGAAAAATCATTTTTCTTTATACCTGCCATAAAATAAATTTAAAAATGGGGTTTCTGACGTTATCTCCACCCCTCCATATTAAAAATTAGAACGGTAAATCACCATCAACTTCTTCGTCCTCTTGTGGGTCTACAACTGGTGTAGATTTTGATACTCCACCACCTATGGTTTCTTCAGAAGTTAAGTTTGATACCCACTTTTTAGAATCGTTATCCCAACGTGGTACTTCACCTCTTGCAACCATTTCAAGGTAGTCCTCACCCTTTTTAGAGTAAACATCAGACCATGTTAATTCATCCTCAATCCAAGATTTTGCAACATCTGCGTCTTGATGTAAAGGACCTGGGTCTTCGTTTAGAACTGAATTGATTACTGTGTATTCTTTACCTGTTCCTGCCTTAGTTAATGTTAATGATAAAATCAAATCACGTCCTTTTTCAGGGTCGGTAATATCACCCTTATTTCTGAAAATAGGGAAGATTTTATCGATTACACCATCACCTTTAGCGTTGTGTTTAAATCTCCAAAACTTTGGACCGTCTTGTTCGTGGTCACGGTCAATAACTTTAACAATATAAAATTTACGAGGACGATAAGTACGTGCAGTTTCTCTGTCAGATTCTACACCTGTACTCATAAGAGCATCATAAACTTCATTTAAAGGAGAACGTTTCCCTTCTTGTGCTGGGTCATATAATTTTACCCATTTACCATCCACTTGAACTTCGTGGAATTTCACCTCTACGAATGGAGATGAACCATCTTTTGTAGGAAGAATACGAATACGTCTTTCTTCACCTTTAGAACCTTTAGGAAGTACTGTTGTAAAGTACTTTTTCATTCTATCCTCTTGGGATACTTTGTTGTTGCTGCCGCTTGCGGCGTTTTTGTTTTTTTCGTACTGAGCCAGTACTGCGTCGAATGTAGACATAAAATTAAAATTTAAATTAAATAATCATTAATAGTAATAATATAAATAAAAAAACCCAGATTGAGAAATCTGGGTTGAAATAATTTTGAAATATTTTATTCCAATGTAAGTAGATATTTCAACTTTTGGAACTTTCCTAAAATTTCATCTCTTATGTTTAAAAGATTAGTTGCTTTAGGGTCAATTTGTTCTGACATATTAACCAATGCTCCACAAACTGTTTCTATCATATCTAAAGGTTTTAACTCAGATAAATTAGCCAATTTGATTGTGTTAGTTTCTTCATCTAATATAAAACGACCATATTGTCCCATGGATTCCTCCACGAAATCGTCTATTAATCCATCAATAGATTCTATTGTTGAACCGAAAGCGTTGTGTCTAGCGTACCCTTTGGTTTGCCAATGAAATACTTTTAATTGTGCTTGTAATCCTAAAAATAAATTAACATTAGAACTTAAACTCATCTTCTTGTGCAATTGGGTTAAAAGAAGTTTTTAATTCATCCTGTGAATAATTTTCAACTTCATCTTTAGTTAATACATATTCGTTTTTACCTGTTGCATCCATTTCACCTTTCTTTCTTGCAAAAAACTCTTGTGGTTTTTCATTAAAAGGATAAGAATCTAATGAACGCATTTCCAATTTTTCTTGTGGAGTTTCAGGTTTCATTTGTTCTACTTTAGAACCTAATTCCTCAATTTTAGACATAACTACGTCCATTTGAGCCAATTTTTGTTCTAAATCTGATAACTTAGTAAAAACGTCATCCATTTTACCGATTACCAAACTATTATCTTGTTTGTTATTATCTAAATCATTTTTGATATTTTTAGTCATGTTAACTAAATCAGTAATATCAATTTCTTCTGTTGAATCTTCCATAGGTGATGGTACATCTAACGGTGCGTCCGCTGGTGGAACATCGACAGGAGTATCTGCTGGAACGTCTGTAGGAACTTCTACAGGAGCATCTGCAGGTGCCGCTTCAGGTGCTGGTGGAACTTCTTGTTCCATAATCATTTTAGAACCATATTTGTTAATAGCTCTAAAACGGTTTACTTCTTCTAATAATTTTTTCTCTAACATAGTATTAATCTTGTAATAATTGTCTACCATCTTGGGTAATATATCTTTTATTTATTCTTTCTACTATACCATCCTTTTCTCTAATGGTATAACATTCACCCGTCACTAAATCACATTCTTCCCTTTCCATACCATCGTTAGAAACGTTTTTAACCTGTTTAGGGTTTAAAAATTGGTCCATAGTATTTCTTAATTTTGTATTATCCATAAAATGACTTTTATATGTATAAATATCCAATAAATAGGTATTATTTATAATCCACCCAAAAATATACCACGTCTCCGTCTTTAACACCCAATTTCTTCATGAGTGCACCTGATAATGCAATACCACTACCCTCCTTGTTTGGACCTATATCAATTGGACCATTGAGTTTAATTGTTGATGGAATTGCAACATAATCATCTTTTCTTATAGAAAAATCATGTTGTATTTTAAATGGTCCCTTTTTACCTATCGGATTATAGAATGTTGTTGACGTAATATTTTTAAATAATGTATCAACATCTACTTTAGATGTGTTAAAATTTGTTGAATAGAAATAATCTTTTTCGTTTCTTTTTTTAGCATCTAACCAATACAATATAGTCATATTAGGTGAACCTGTAGTTACTTCATTTTTCAATTTACTAATTAACTGCATACTTGTTTTTTCTTCAATAGAAAAGTTCGGTCCGTCCATTTTTACGACATTTGCTCTTAACCATGTACCTGATGATTTTGATGGGTGTTCAACCATTTGTATGTATCGTCCTTCCCCGTTTTCACCATATCCGTTATAAGGAACACCAAAGTTGGTGTATCCTGCACTTTCTACTAACACTTCATTAGGTACAATTACCGTTCCCTTATCTAATGTGAAACTTCCCTCATTGGTTTTAATAACCTGACTTGTTTGTGTAACCTTGTCCTTACCATTAACCCTCGTAATTGCTCTCTGTGTTAATTTATCAAATAACACTTTGTAACTCGATACGAACGAATCTTTCGGATCGGGTAATGACGTATAAGGTATTCTTCTACCTTTGAATGTTGTATTAATTACATTATTTCTAATACTATGATTTACTTCTGTAATCCAATATGATCCTTTAAACATAGGAACGTTTTTTAAATAAAAAAACATAGTTGGTTGAATCATAACATTACCCATACAAGATACTTCACATTCATATGAAGCTTGTCGGTAATATTCATATAGTCCAATATCAACATTATAGGCGGACGAACCCGATTCGGTTTTACCTAAATTTTCTAATACAACATATGATTCACTTGTATTTTTTAAAGTTGTTTGATTCAGAGTAATTCCTTTAAATATGTTTTGATTTTGATCACCGAAACTAACCTCGAACGCAACTACTCTATTTGATTTAGATAAATCACCATTTTTGAATACTTTTGGTAATGTATATAATAATGGATTTTTTGTTGTGTTACTTAAATTGAAACTATCATCAGTAAACCTATATGTTTTTTTGTCTGGCATATCCGGTCGTTTTGAAAGTGATGAAGCGTACTGAATTATAATTTTTGGTGATGATTCTTGATAATCAACATCTAAAAAAGTACCGAATAGATTTTCCGCAACTTTTTTAGATGGTGTTATTTTTGTTTTTGTGGATGAGAAGTTTGTACCATAAAAATTAACATATGCAGGTAAAGGTCTCATTTCAAAACCAGTACCTGATAATAACATAGAAAGTACACTATATAAACTTATTTTAGCATTTTTTTCATCTTCCAAATCTTTTAATCTAGTTATGTTAAAAAAATACTCATCTCCAATATCTTTATTTGCTTTGTCTAAAAATAAAAACTCCTCTAATAGATTTCTTTGACCTATAGAATTACCACCACACCATTTGTCATTAAATGATTTGAAGGAATTGTATAATTCGGTCTTCAGGGTTCTCATTTCATTACCTTCATTTATGGTAATCCGATTTATATTTTCTGAATATTTTAATCCACTAAGTTTTGGTAATAATCTATCTAAAAATATATTTAATCTATTTTCTGAACCACTTACACCTGAATTTGAATCACTACTTTTTATGAAGATGTTATCTTTTATGTAATTTTTAAAATCTGAACTTGTATTCGTTCCACCATTTTTTATATATCCAGCGTAAATCAAAACTAATGGTCTGAATAATAAGATGTTTTCTTCTGTAGCGTTTATATTATTAACTTCAAAGAAATCAGTATAATAAGTTGTTGGTGTTTCCGTTTCTATATAAGCCTCTTCTCCAATATATAATTTAATTAAATTTAAGTTTTCTGATGTAATACCTGTGTACTCACCAACTGACAATTTATTTACTGAATTTATTTCTGCAAAACCATGAAATATATATGGGTCAATTTCTTTAGGGTTACCAATAGTCAATTTGACTAAATTGTTTTCACTTAAAATTTTGTTTGTGGCCCCCTTTAATTTTTCAATTTGTCTTTCTCTAATAACTTTTATTAAATCATCAATCTGTAATGTACTATCTTCAGTTTTCTTTTCAACTGTAACTAACTCTTTTAATAAATCTTGAAATGTTGGGTAATAATAACTTGATATATCTGGTG